CGGTGCTGGCGGTGGAGGTGGTGGTTGGGGGGCTATAGGTGGCGTTGCGTATCCTACAACAATTGCTCCTGGCACCGGCGGAAATGCAGTTAGTTTAAATGGAAATTCAGTAACCTGGGTATCTGGAGATACGTCTAGAGTATATGGAGCAATATCATGATTATTATTACCCTTGAATTTATAGCGGCAATGGGGGTTTGTAAGTCAAGTTATGATTGGGCACAAAACTTTTTTGTTACTGAAGGCATAACACAATGCACTTACCAATTTGGTCAAAAAGTTTACAACGACTACTGTAAAAAAAATCCTATTGATACAAAAGATTGGGATAAATCTTGGATGGACAATTTACCAACAAACCCCAAAGTAATAATGTATTTTCCAGATTGGAAATATTTAAGTGAATTTAAATTATTAAATATTTTTACTAACGTATACGACACTTTTACAAATTTATCTGATGCTCAAGCACAATTAGAAAAAAATAAAACGGAATATATTGATAGTCAAAAAAACAAGTTTTCAGTAAACCAAGACGTTGATAACCCAGACGGTTCTACAACATGGATTCCTGTTGACCCTTTTACTTTTGACAAAGAAGACGATTACCAAGTATTTGACGTTTTTTCTGGACAATATACATTTTGTTCTAATTTAGCAGAAGCTCAAGCAACACAACGCGCAATAGAAGAAAAACTTTGTAACGCAGTAATGCCACCTATCCAGCAACAAATAGCAAGTGCAGATGGCAACGAAACAGCTTGGGTTAATATTTAATTACAAATAAGTAAACAACCCCAATTTGCGTATTAGTATTAAGCAAAGTAAGGAGAATAAATGAAAAAGCTAGTTGCTGTAGTACTGTGGGCCGTTGGAATATTTGCGGCAATCCATCTAACAAACCAATTTACCCGCATTGAAGAAAATATCATGGCCATTGCTAAATCCACTTTAGACTTTATTACCAAAGAAGAAGGCGCCCGTAACAAGGCATACAAAGATACCAAAGGTCTATGGACCATTGGTGTGGGTCACCTTATTAAAGATGACGAAAAAGACCTTATCAACGCCACCCTAACTAATGACCAGATAGAAGAGCTTCTTAGAAGCGATTTAAAGTGGTGTAGCGAGGCCGTAGAGAACTCGGTGAAGGTACCCCTTAGCCAGAACCAATTTGACGCCTTATACAGCCTGTGCTTTAATATTGGAGCTATAGCGTTTAAAAACTCCACTGTAGTAAAACGCATTAACGCAAACGACCTAAAAGGCGCTGCGGATGCAATCTTGATGTGGAACAAACCCGCCGTTTTAGAAAATCGCCGCAAACGTGAAAAAGAACTATTTTTAGGGGCAATTTAGCCTGTTTTAGCGTATTAGTAAATGTAGGACTGATCATCCTTTAACCCATAAACCCTCGAGGAAACACAATGTCAGATTTCAAAGCAACTCCCAAGATGAGAAGCGATTTACCTTGCTTTAAAGAAGGTGGATCTATTCAGCAACAAGTAAAAAACTTCACAAAACGCGACCGCAAACAAGTAGCAGAAGTAAACGCTCCTGCCAAAAAAGTAGTTAAAAAAGCGATTGGCATGCACGATGAGCAACAACACGAAGAAAAGACTGACTTGTCTGGCCTCAAAAAAGGCGGCCGTGCTAAAAAGGCCGTTGGTACAGTTAAGAAGTATTGTGGCGGCGGTAATGCCTACAAAGAAGGTGGTAGCGTAGACAATGAGTACAGCGCTAAAAAATCTTCTGGCGACTTAGACCGTATTGCCAAGGTAAAAGACATCAAGCCAGGTAAAGCTGCTGCTCCTTCTAGAGCATCAACAAAACCAAACTTTAGGGGCTCTGACGTAGAAAAAGAAAAGAGCAAACCCGCTGGTGAAAAAGACATGATTAAAAAGGTCAAGCCAACTGGCGATAAAAAAGCCGACGCACCAAACAAAGCTGCTATTAAGCCAAGTCGCTTGAAAGACAAAAACGCAATTGATGACATCAACGGATACAAGACTGGTCGTGGCGTAAAAAAGTATGCGGTGGGCGGTAACGTATTACAAGATTTAATGCAAGCCAAAGAAATCGCCCGCTTGGCTAATGCTCGTAAGTATTTAGGTAAAGGCCAACAAGGTCAATTTGCTGCGAGTGAAATGCAACAAACTCCCGCAATGACTGGTATGGGGCAACAAGCTTCTGCGCCAGCTCAAGCTGCAATGCCACAAACAGATCAAATGGGGAATGCAACTGGTATTCCGGCTCAAAAACGTGGTGGTAAAGTTAAAAAAATGAATACTGGTGGCACATGCCCATAAAATCAAAAGCTCAACAAGGCGCTATGTACGCTGCAGCTGCTGGCAAATCAACCCTTGGCATCCCCAAAAAGGTTGCCAAGGAGTTTATCAAAGCTGGTCCAGCTTCAAACAAACTACCAAACAAAGTAACTAAGCGAGCCGCGGGCCGCGGAAGGTAACATGGCTTACTCAAACACGACTGGCCAAACAACAATTAGTGTTGACCAGTTAATTTCCTATGCGTTCCGTGATGCTGGTAAAACAGCAGAAGAAATCACGCCTGAGTATATTGGCGCTGCTAAGCAAGCGTTGTTTTACAACCTGCAAAACCTATCCAATCTCGGGGTAAACCTTTGGCTCTTAGAGAACCAGCTATACGGCGCTCTAACAGCACAACAGCAACTAACACTGCCAAAAACCACGATTGATGTTCGTGAGGCTAACTGGGTGTACATTATCAACTCTCAGGCATCTTCATACTTGCCTACAGATAACACACTGTCTCCAGCGGCGTTTGACCAAAACCTTAATACCATTGCTACTTCTACAGTAAGCGAAAATTGGCTTGGATTGCAGTACGCCCAAGCGCAACCAGTGTTTTACGTTGGTTTTAATGGGTACAATGCAACTGGCGGAACCACAACATACAACTTTGCGTACGAGGTAAGCGACGACGGTGTTACATGGACTACCGTACAGCAGCTACCGACTACTACGCTATCAGATCGTCAGTGGGCGTATTTTAACATCGCCATAACACCAAATCACCTTTATTATAGACTAAGAGAAACCGTAGCGACCACATTTACTGTTCGCGAGATTGTGTTCTCTACCAGTCAACAGGTTATTCCATTGGCTCGCCTAAACCGCGACGACTACTGGAATCTTCCTAACAAACAATTCCCTTCTGTTCGTTCATTGCAGTATTGGTACGACCGCACCATTGAGCCATCAATGTACTTGTGGCCGGTCCCAAACAATGACTTCCAAATGTTCCAGCTTCTTGTTGAAAAACAAATGGAAGACGTTGGTTCATTGACAAACCAGATTTATGTTCCAGACCGCTGGATTACTTCAGTACAAGCTAGTTTGTCACACAAGCTATCCTTGCAACTCCCTGGAGTAGAGCTGACACGCATTCAGTACTTAGAGCAACAAGCAGAAAAACTGTTTATGCAAGCCTCTAATGAAGAGCGTGATAAGTCGCCCATTTATTTTCAACCTAACATAAGTTACTACACAAGATGAGCGTAATTCAAACGTACGATTCGCTGGTGTTAAACGTTCAGCAATACATGGAGCGTAACGACGCCGATTTTGTAGCTCAAATTCCTAACCTTATTGCGTTGGCTGAGTCATCTATTGCCGCTGAGTTAAAGACATACATGCAGCTTATTGTTGTAGAAACTAACCTTACTTCTAACGTAGCGGTTTTAAACAAACCAGCCCGTTGGCGTAAAACAGTTTCTATGAAGATTAGTGGCGAACCGGTGCTACTACGTAGTCAAGACTACGTGGCGCAGTATACCGCCGAATCTTCTACAGGAAAGCCGTTGTACTACGCAGACTACGACTACAACAACTGGAACTTTGCACCAATTCCAAATCAAAGCTATCCGGTTGAAATTATTTATTACGCTGAAATCCAACCACTAGATTCACAAAACCAACAAAATCTGTGGACCGCCGTGGCTCCTCAGGCAATGCTATACGGCACATTGCTACAAGCACAAGGCTACCTCAAGGCTCTTGACAAGCTACCAGTTTGGAAACAGTACTACACAGACGCAATTACCGCGCTGAAAAAAGAAGACAATTCACGCCGCGTAGATCGCAACACTTCTGTTCAGGAACCCTAATACATGTCCACACCAGTTTATACCTCACCCTTTACAGGCACTGTTGTAACGCCAACAGACGTATCTTACTCTGCGCTTGCGTTTAGTGCTAATACAGCTTTATATTGGCCTTCGGTTGTAAACCAAACTGCTGGTCAGGTTCCTGCAACTCGAATCATTGACTGCACACCGTCTACCTCTGGCTTGTCTATTGCGTTGCCACAGGGTAGCTTTGGTACCGTTGGCGCAGACATCATGTTTAACAACAAGGGGTCATATTCCTTTTTGGTAACAGATTCAACTGGCTCCAACTCCGTCACCATTGCACCGGGCATATCACAGTATTTTTACCTAACAGATAACAGCACTACATCTGGCACTTGGGGAAATTTTGTTTTTGGTGCTGGAACATCTACTGCCAACGCCGCAGCATTAATCAACAACTCACCGTCCACCCTTGGTGCCTACGGTTTGAGTACTGTAAACGGCTACTTGGCAGTTACTCAAATTATTGTTGATATTTCAATTGCTCCTAACCCAGTNATTNNTAANTTAGANAGAGCAAAGACATATAATTGGTCGGCAGGCCTTGGAACCATTCCTCTACCAAATACATCTACCTTGCAAAGAGGTTGGTTTATTGCGTTTAGAAACAGCGGAACCGGCGCGTTAACTTTTACCACAACATCCCCACAAACTATTAACGGCTTGTCGTCGATTGTTACCAATCCAGGTGACTCAGGTTACATTTTTTACGATATTAACACTGGTAACTACATTACTGTTGGCTGGGTAACACCAAACAACATTGTGTTTACTTCTGCAACATACGACGTTGACGCTATTTCTGGTAGCACCTTGAACCTTGTTTCAAATGCTCCAATTATTCAAACCTATATTTCCCAGTCTGGTACACGTAACGCATCATTGGCTGTAACACTTCCCGCTATTACGCAGCTATACGTAATGGTTAATAATTGTACTAGCGCCAGTGATACAATTACATTCCAAAACCAGGGAAGTAGTCAATCCCCGTTGTCTCTTGGAATTGGTAACACTTACACGTTATTAAGCGACGGTACTTATTTATACATTTTAAATTCATCATCCTCTTCTAGCTTTAAGGCTGTTAACGGTGTAGCAACAGCGCCGTCTTATTCATTCTTAAATGACAGTAGAACTGGTATGTATTTGCCCGGTACTAACATTCTTGGACTTGCAGCAAACGGCGTGGAGGTTATTGATATTAACGCAACCACTTCATCTTCTCCAATAGTGACAATTAACGGCAGACTATACGCAACAACCTTTAGCGGCGGAACGTTCTAAATGGCGGCTGATAATCAGCAACAGGACAACTCGCAGTACACTTCAATTTACAGCCTAGCAATACCGGCTGGGATTAAGCGCGACGGCACACAGTTTCAAAACGACCAGTATACCGACGGCGTGTGGTGTCGTTTTCAGCGCGGTGACCCTAAAAAAATGGGTGGCTACCGCACATTGTTCACTAGCAACATTGGAATTTATCGTGGCTTGATTTCACAGCCATACAACGGCGTTAACTATATTTTTGCTGGTAACTACAAAGAGCTAGACGTGTTTACCTGCGGAATTACATATGGCACAGGTAGTGGTCCTTTTGCGGCAAATATTTTACCCGGTACTGTTCAATTTACGTTGGTGTCAACTACTAGCACTACTTTTGTTATCAAGGGTGATGTGAGGTCTAGTTTTCCTACAGGCACAACGGTTATATTTAATCAGACAACGCCAGTAAATTACATTACAACTGGTACACCAACATACACGTCACCTAACACAACCGTAACGGTAACGACCACCATTACTGGCAGCCCAACAAGCGTATGGTTAAACAACAGCGCGGTGTTTACACCAGATCCTGCATCGGGTCCTTATAGGATTACTTGGCAGTTTGATTCTCAGTTTAGTCCTTTAGGTGGTAACCTTTCCCTGTTTGCTCACCCAGGCTACAACTTAGTTGATATTGACAACGGTGTTCCATCACAAGTATTGGTTGGTAACATTGCCCCATCAACAGGAAATACTTGGACGTTTACTGGACTGTCAGATAGCTCTGGTGCAAACCCAACCTATCAACCTATTAGCGTTGATGGTGGTGTAACTGTATTATATCCATTTATTTTTGTGTATGGATCACACGGCTACATTGCAAACAACAACGTCAGCAGCACCTACTCACAACAAAACTTTTACGATTGGAATGGCCCCTTAGCTAACCAGGTTAACGTATCCTCATCCAAGATTGTTAAGGGCATGCCAATGCGCGGTGGTACTAACTCACCAGCTGGTTTGTTCTGGGCAACTGACTCTTTAATTCGTGTTTCATTTAACTCCTCTGCTTCTAGTACAGCAACTACTAGTCAGTTTTGGAACTATGATATTATTTCTAGCCAAATCTCTATCATGTCGTCTAACGCCGTGGTTGAAATGGACGGTGTGTACTGGTGGATGGGTGTTGACCGTTTTTATGCTTATAACGGTAGTGTTACAGTAGTGCCAAATGACAAAAACATAAACTACTTATTTGACAACATTAACTATTCACAGCGCCAAAAAGTATGGGCCACTAAGGTGCCACGCTACAACGAGATTTGGTTCTTTTATCCACGTGGTACTGCTACTGAGTGTACTGATGCTATTATTTATAATACAAAAGATAAGCTATGGTATGACGCTGGGCAAGCGCAAGGAGCACAACGTTCTTGTGGATACACCACCGAGATTTTTCCAACACCTATTTGGTCGGATTGGAACTACACCCCAACATTTAGCGCACCATACACCACTATAACAAACCC